CTATTTTTGTAAAAGGTGTTGATCCTAAAGAGTATTTTGGAGCATATAATAATGTTGTAAATTTCTCAGAAATGGATTTATCTAAAGAGAACAACCAAGTTTCAATAATGAAACAAGCATTAGCTGATCAAGGGTTTGAACCAGAAGACATAAGTAAAGAGATTGAGAGATTGGAGAATTACGGTGATTTAGAAACTGTTGCTACAAGACATCATAAAGTATTAGTAAAAAAAGAAGCTAAAAAGCTTCAACAACTAGATAAAGAAGCTGAACAGGTTCAACAACAAAAAGTTGCAATTAGAAACCAGTATATAAATAATGTTCAGTCAATATTATCAGATAAGCTAAAAGAAAAAGAATTTGACGGTATTCCCATCAATAATAATTTAGCAAACGAACTACAAGACTTCCTATTAGTGGATAAATGGAAAACTCCTGCTGGAGAAAACCTTACTGATTTTGATCGTGCTATTTTAGATTTGAAAAGACCTGAGAATCATGAAATGAAAGTGAAGGTTGGACTTCTAATGAAAGTGTTAGAAAAAGATCCTACACTATCTACTATACAAAGAAAAGGTGCGTCTAAACAAACAGACAAACTATTTGGGGAAGTTGCCAGACAAGTTACAAGAGATAGAAGTAACAAGTCTACAAAAAAAGGAACTAAACCAAATAAATGGTTTTTATAAATAGTAATTAATAACAAAAAACGAATAACATGTCAAACGTTCAAACTATACCAGGATTAACTGGTTTTACTTATGCGAGAGTTGCGTCCATGGATAAGCGTGCTGTAGGTAAACTAACAGACGCTAATCACTTGGAAAGTTTTCACTCGACAGAGCCTGCAGACTATGATAAAAAGATTATCAGTTTGTATACTCAATCATCATTGTATAGCAATGATTTCTTAGATATGATTAACAAGAGCACACCGTACTTCATTGATACAAATAGTGATTCTTGGAAATGGGATATATCTGTACCTTACAAATTCCCAAAAATTATTGATATTCCAGAAACTACATCTGACCTAGCTAAACCAGGTATCGATGGTCAAGAGTTCCAAATTGTACTAGATACAAATGAGTTCTCTAAAAATGCTATCATTTCTGTAGGAACACGTCAATATGGACCACGTCTATATGTGATAAAAGATCCACAGCCTTGGAATGCAGGATTTTTATATACAGTAACACTAGTTAGTGATAACCCAACTGTAGATTTCATTTCTTCTACATTCCTACAAGCAGGTGTTGAGTTAGAATTGATTGATGCTGCAATTGGAGAATTTGATCAAGACTTATTAGGTCTTCCTAGATTAGGTGAGAAAATAACAATGTTCGAATCTTTAGGTTCTGGATATGGTTATGAGCACAAAATCACAGAGTGGGCTGATGACAAAATGCTACGTGATTCTTCAGGTAAGCCTTTAGACATCTTAGTATATGCTCCACAACAACGTAACCAAATGCCATTAACTCGTAATGATGTTAAATGGGAACCTTTCGTTGAGTTCTGGATGCGTAAGTCTATGATTGAGCTTAAAGTTAAGCGTATGATCTGGGCAAAGCCTGGAACAGTTAAGACAAATGGGTCTAGACAAGAATTGAAAAGAACTTCTGCTGGTGTATATCACAGAATGAGAAATAACGGTAACTTAGTACAGTATAACCGTGGAGAGTTTTCTGCTAACTTAATACGTTCAGTATTTGGAGATTTATTCTACAGACGAGTGGATGTTAAAGATAGACGAGTTAAAATGTATACTAATGAAGCTGGATTCGATGTATTCCAACAAGCTTTAAAAGATGATGCATTAAACTCTGGATTAACTTTCATGGCAGATTCTGGAAACAGATACTTACAAGGAGAAGGACAGTCAATCACTTACAACTTTGCATTTGATGCAATGGTAACTCGTGAGACTGGACGTGTAGAACTTGTTCACTTGAAAGAGTTAGATTTACCACAAACTAACTTAGAGTTTGGACAAAACAAAAAGTCTACTCCTGTATTTATGGTATTTGATGTATCACCTGAATCTGATGGATCAATGATTAACAATATCCGTGAAGTACGTATGAAGGGTGCACCTTCTATGACTTGGGGTTATATTGATGGAACTCGTCACCACTTAGGATTTGCTAAGTCTCAAGGTATGAGCTCTGCTAATAAATTCCCAGGGTACGAAATCTGGATGAAAGATCGTTGTGATGTATTCATTGAGGATTTATCTAGAACTGTGTTAATCGAAGAGATTCCACAATTCTAAAACTATAGAGAAGTAGTCCCCTCACTCACACCCCTGTCCCTCCTCAGAGGGGACTTCTTTCTCAAACTAGAGTGCTGATTAAGTTCTATCTGTTCAATCAGGGCACTCGACAAGAATAAACCAAAAATTAATTAAACTACATTATGGGTAAAATAGGAAAAATCTCTACGATTAAGAGAGAGTATAATAGTTCTCAGTTACAAACTATGGATAGCGGACTAGCTTCACAAGGAATGAGTAGAATTCCTGGAACAGGAGTTTTTAAGTATCCTTATAAAGAACTTGATGGAAAGTATAGAACAGGATTAGATCCTACAGCTTCTTACATTAAACGTATTCAGGATCCAACAGAAAGAGAACTTGAAATAGAAAGAGTTACATCTTTACTAAAAAAGTTACAAGCTGAACTTGGAGATATTGATTTAGGACCAAGAGCAGCATTTTGGAACTATGGAAAGTCTACTGGTACAAATGATGACTTACATGTAAAACCTGTTAAGTTATTAGATGGTGATAATCTATATGATTTAAATCAAACTTTTCAAGAACTATCTTTTGCTTGGTTAAGAGTACATCCAACTATTGCTTCTAGCTATCAAGCTTGGGAGCGAGGTGAGTTTCCTGCTGATACACAATATTATGTTGTAGATGATGAAATTGAAACTGCAATTGTTTATAAGAAGAAACAACTAATTAATAAAGCTATTATTAGTTTTGATTCAATGAGTGTTGAGAAGAAAAGAAAAGTTGCAAGACTTTTAGGTCTTCCTATCACTAGTGAAACAAAAGAGGAAGTTATTTATAATCAAGTAGATAGCATGTTGAAACAAGCTGAAGTTAAATCTGGAAGCTTTAAAGGATTAAATCCTGTAGAAGTATTTAACAGATTTGCTAATATGAAAGATAATTTACTCCATATTAAAGATTTAGTTAAGCAAGCTATTCAGCATTCAATTTACAGAGTTAAACCAAGTGGTTTAGTTTATGAAGGAGAATATGAAGTAGCAAAAGATGAAGAAGAATTAGTAAAGTTTTTAATTGACGAAGATAACCAAGATGAGTTATTAGTGTTAGAAGGAAAACTTAAATCTAAAAAACTAGCTGCAATATAGTATCTAGTTTTATTAAAAAACGTTAGATATGATATCTGTAGATAGTTTATTATATAAAATAGATCAAAGACTAAATAAGCTATCAACGAATGAGCATCAACAAATTCAACTGGAAGATAAAATCTTAGCTCTGAATGAGGCTCAGATTAAGTTGATAAAACAAAAAGTTGATGGTTTTGCAATCCCAAACAAGTTGGGAATGGATGCTTTTAAAAAGAGGTATGAAGATTTACAAAATTTAATTATAGATTATGAAAATCAACCACTATCTCTTACTGAGAGTAATCCAGAAATAAATAAATGGAGTGCTGATTTAACATCACTAGAACCTAAATACATGTTTTATGTAAATAGTTATGTTTTAGCAGACAAAGATAAATGTAAGAATCGAAAGATTTGGATTAATGAAGATCTTAGTAAACACGGAGATTTAGCATTATTATTAAATAATGATCATTATAAGCCAAGTTTTGAATATCAAGAAACTATAAACTCTATAAGCTCCGATGTAATAAGTATCTATACAGATGGTACTTTTACACCTAACACCCTTAATGTAATGTATATGAGGTATCCTATATACATTAATAAAGAAGGATATATCCAATTTGATGGTGAACCTTCAACAAACGTGGATTGCGAATTACATGAATATTTAGAAGATGAACTTTTAGATTTAACAGTTCAAAATCTAGCAATGTATACTGAAAATAGTGCAGCTGTACAAAGTGCACAGTTCAGGATACAAACAAACGAATAATTAATAACCCCTTAAATATATAAACAATGGCGGATTTTTCATTGACTACATTATTTGTAGTCCCAGTAGGGCAAACTACGTTCCCTAGCTCTGGCTCAACCCAAGACCTTACACCAGGTCAAGTAGGATTCTTTACCCCAAATTACTCAGCACTTGATCCAACAGTGGATAGTCTTGATGATAATGAGTACTTCTACGTAGCACAAGGTAGAGAAAACACTTATCTTCAAGGATCAAAACGATCTGGTAAGATAGCTGTTAAAAACGGTAATGGTTTTTATCAAACTGCAAACATTACTGAACTTTACTCTATAACAGGTTGTGCAACAGCACTTAACCAAATTACTGAAGTAGACAATTGGACTGTACAGTGTGGTGAAGTAGTAACTTTAACGTTACGTGCTCACTCTTCTTACATCGATACTCTTTATTTCAACGGATTTACACGTTCAGTAACTGTAAATGCACCATGTTGTGACTGTGGAGGTGATCCATGTACAGATGTTGATGTACCAGCATTAATTGATGCATTTATTGTAAAGTTAACACAACAAGCTCCTGGTAACAACCCAGACAACATTAGCTTCAATACCTTTTATACTTTCGAAAGAGTAGGTGATGATGCTACTGCAAAATTAGTAATTACAGGTAAGCCAGTAACAAAATATGGTCAGCCATGTGATGTAGCTGCTGATCCACATGAGTTTGACAAAATGCGTTTCCATGCATTTGTTTACTCAGGACCTGCAACCACTGCAGACTTTATTGTAGCAGATACTTGTGATCCTGTTGCTGATGTTGCAGATGTTCAACAGTCTTCTTATCCAAGAGGTACTTCTGATGAAATCAAACAACTAGAAAAGAACTTCTATAGCTACCAAGCTGGTTACTTAAAGTCTTTACTAAGAATGAATGGTTTCAACCAGAACTTTGAATCTCATGTAACTGATGGTGTTATTTATGACACAATTACTATTAAATTCAACGAAATTGATAAGTCAGCTTATCAATGGGGAGACTATGTAATGCAAGATCAAACAGTAATTATTGCAATTCCTCAAGGAGCACTCTCTGCAGACGCAATTAGTGAAATTGTAAATAATTATGAAGGTGTTGAATACGGTGCTATTTGCCCAACTACTACTACCACTACTACCGAACTACCATAATAAAGTTCATAAGTAGATATAATATGTGCCAGAGGGTGAGAGAATTCTCTCATTTTCTGGCATTTTTTTAATAACAATAAAAGTGTATGTTAGAATATAATTTAGATTTAGTAACAGGGTGTAACAATAACACTCTATTTCTTGTTGTTACAGACGCTTCATTCTACCCTACTGACCCACCAGTAGCATTTAACCCAACTATTACAATTACACCACCAGGATTTGATCCAGTGGTTTTACCTTTTGTAATAAATGAGACAAATGTTTTTGGATCTGATGACTTAGGAATAACTGAAGAAGGTTGTAGACAAAATATTCCTGATGGCATATATTGTTTAGAATATACAATAGAAGTAGATGAGTTATTACCACCTACAACTATAACAATAAATAAAACAATATTACGTACTGCTCAACTAGAAGAAAAGTTTAATAATGCTTTTCTAAAACTAGATCTTATGCAATGTGATGGAGAGATAGCAAAACAAACTAGTGTAAATCTTAATACAATTAATTTCTTTATACAGGGAGCAATAGCTGCTGCTAATAATTGTGCAGATAAAGAAGCGATTCGTTTATATGATCAAGCTGATAAAATGTTGAATCATCTTGATAAATGTGGATGTGGTTGCTCAGGAACTAACTATTTGGTAAATTTTAGATAATATGGCTCAGTGTGCAAATTGTGGAGCAAAGGTAGGGTGTGGTTGTCAGCTAACAAATGGCTTATGCACTTACTGTAACGGTTCCAAAAACAAAAAATAATATGTTACAAAGTAAGTTTACAAATTGTAAAAAGGGTGGGGATATAAATAACCTACTTAAAAAAATAGATTGCAGACTAGCAGAGCTAAGTTATAACATGTACAATAACATTGTATTCATGTTAAACAAGTGTACGCCTGCATATGAACTTACTCAACTGTTAAAATATAGAGAGATTCTTATAAAGAAACAGGAGAACGAAAACTATGTAGAACATTTTTCTGTAGAAGATATTGCCAGTAAGGTTATAAGATTAACAGCAGGATGTTCACCAAGATGTCCAGAAGTAAAACCAGTATGTATAACAACAACTTCTAGTACAACAACAATAAATTGTTCTATTACAAGTGGAGAGATAACATGTGTTATACCAACTACTACAACCACCACAACCTTATAATAACTAATAATAAAAATATAAAATATGTCTTGTTCAAATTGCTTTAATGGATGTGTAGAGATTACATCAGATAAATGTGTTAGATACACAGGTGCAGATATCCCTGAATTAGGAATAAGTAATGGAGACCCTTTAATTAATGTAGAACAAAGTATAATTCAGTTTATACTTTCTATTTCTACAGGTTCAACTATTTTTCCTACTGTTACACCTCTTCAAGTTTGTGCAATAGTACAAAATGCATTACCTGCAGTAGGACCTTATACACTAG